TTGCCCGGAAAGGAAAAGAAAATGAAAGTAGAAAGTGCAGATGATTGGGCAAAGTTAGAAAAGGTTATGGCTTTTCTTGATGCCGCACAGAGTGAGGTAAAAGAGAAGGGAGAAACATTTGCGACAGGTTCTCGGCGGTATTATGAGGCTTTTGGCATGAGATATGGACTTTGTCTCGCGAAAAGTATTTTGGAACTGACTGGTCAACTTTCTGATGAAAACATGGCCGCGCTTGTTGAACGTTTACTTGATACGTTTTTAGATTAAATAGTAAGGAGGAAAAGAGAATAATGGCAAACAAAACAATTTTAGGTGTAAAGGCTGTAAAGTCTGCAAAGTCGGGGAAGGTTGGATATACCTATTTTTATTCGGAACCTTTTACTGCTTATGAAAATGAATCGGCTGAGAGTTGCGATGGGCTTCGATGTGGTGATGTATTTGCTTATACGGATTATGCAGTCAAGCCCGGCGATGTTGTTGATATGCGTTATGAACCGGGGTATCAGGGTAAGGCACAGCTTGTTGACATCATCATGATTAAGCCGTATGTACCTGCTGGGAAGTGATGCATATGGTTGACTTTATAGCCTATGTGTTCCCGATTGTCTTAATTATTTTGAGTATCATAATTGTCTTAGCTTTTGTGGGGTTTTTAGGCTTTTTGATAATGACTGCGGTTATGCGGCTGTGGATAGATATTCAGGATAATCAATAGTTTAATAGTTTACAATTTGCAAATTGTCATAAATCAAAATCTTAAAAAGGAGGAAAATAATATGCCTATGGTTTTAGCATCCGCTGAAGGAGCTCTCGATACGGGGCTTGTAACAAGCATGGTTGGTGTCGTTAAGTCTGTTATGGGATTGTTTACAGAGTATCCCATGAATATTTATCTTATCGGCGGTATTATCGTTCTTGCGCTTGGAATCTTTGCAAGAGCAAAGAGGACGACAAAATAAGATGTAGCCTTTCAAGGGGCAGGGCAATAATAGCCCTGCTCTTTTTTATCTTAAGAAAAGGGGTAAAAAATGAAAATAGATTTTGAACGTTTAGATTATATAAAGTTGTTTACATTGCTATTTGGTGTAATTTTATTAACAGTATTATTTATTAGCAGTCCGTTAATTGTTCATGCTGAACGATCTGGTTATAATGGTAAGCCTGATAAGGTTGCTTATGTTTATTCCGAAAAATCCGAAAAAAAATATGATTGTGTAGCTGTTCATGGTGATTTATCTCATGTACTGGGAACTGTTCTTGTTATACGTCCGTATCCGAATCCAGAAGCATACTATTTAACACTTGAGGGTTATATTTTTTCTGATTCTATTGATTTAGATTGTAGTTGGCAATCATATACGACTCCTATGAATGTAAATGAAATGCCTATGGAACATGATTTTCAATTTACAACAGATGATTCCAGATCGGTATGGGATTCTTTATTTGATAATGGAATTCCGTATTATTATAAACGTGTCTCTTCTTCTTTCTATAAGGAGGAAAAAATACCAGCTTATACTGGTTATGATTATGTCGTCGTTGATCATGATGGTAGTAGCAAAAATAACCATGGTTATGCTTTGGCTGTTTTATTGGGGCATTATCCAGATGGTGCGGAAGTTGTACAGCGGCCGGAAGGAGAAAAGGATGAGAATCTTGTGATTCATAATCTTGAAAGTTATGAAAACAGGGATAGTGTTGTAACCGGCCTGACGACTTATGTAACATGGGATGCATTGGGCGGAGATACGTATAATCCGGCTGATCTGTATTTAGAATCAAAGATAGATTTTACAACTCAGAATAAACGTACCGGAGATAAGCAGTCTTATACCGGCGTTCCGTTGCGAACAATGTCAGACGGGATAAAAGATTTTTCCGGAAAATTCAGTTTTGTGAATTATCAATTTCTTTCGGATTTTTGTTCCGAAAAGGGAATTGATGATACGAACTTGATTTATCTGACGGATAACATATATTGCCGGTATGCCTATGACGGCCCGGAAGGTGTTGTCTATGGAGAATGGCAGAGAGTAGGGGATGTGATACCCACAATTGATGATGCGGACTATAGTCAGGACTTGGAATTGGAAAATATGACCTATAAGGAATTGCATCCTTCGACGGGTATATATCAGCATTATGTAAGTTTTGATATAAAAGATAGTTATGATGATAATACTTATCTGCTTGTAAATGCAGATATTAAGTGGAAGCCTGCTCTTAACAAGACAAATGTAGCGACATATATTCCGATAGTTGAAAAAAGTGATAAGTATCTTGCCAGCTCCGGGGAGTGGTCAATCGATGTGGACACGCTCTGGAAGAATTATTTTGACTCGGAAGGAATTAACTATTCCGCTTTTAGTAGTCAATGGGCGGATAAGTTATATTTTCAAGTGGTTAAATGGTCGGAATCTGATAATAAATGGTATAGTTCAGCGATTAGATATTTTGATATTAAGACACAAACAACTGGCACTGTTGGGAATGAATGGCATTCTTCTACTGGCCTGATAGATAAAGAGACAGGTGAATTTGTAGAAGGTGGATTTGATTCTTCTGGTACGTTTGTTCCGGGAAGTGGGAATGGTTATTTTGGTGATTCGACAACTGGGAATATTACTGATAAATCATATGGTGGAATTTTTGAAGGCATAGATTTACCGGAAGGTTCTTCGGTTTTGGATTATATTATGGCATTGGGATCGGCTCTCGTTTCTGGTATCGGTTCTTTGCTTACTTCCATTGGACAAGTGCCTAAAATGATAGGTTCTGTTTTAAGCTTTTTGCCTGATTCTGTGATTACTTTAATCGGTTTAGGTATTATTGTTGCCATCGTATTGCGTGTGTTAGGGAGGTAATTATATGTCTGTCTTTCAGGTCATTTTTAGTGCGGCAATAAAAATACTTCAAACAGATATTAATGTTTTGGGGTTTACCTTTAGTCTGTTTGAAGTATTTATATTTTCTTCTTTGGCGTATTTATTATTGCGATTAATATTCAGAATTTTTGATTAGTTAGGCCAGTTGTCTTGGTATTTTTGCCCTGTTGTACCGTTACCTATTTCGTAACCTGCTTCTATAGCTTTATGATTTTCGTATCTTACATACATGTTTGCTCCAATAATAGCCAGCAGGATAAAGATAACAGTACAGGCAATTACAAAACGTTGGTCTTTCTCGTTGTTCATGTCGATTTTCATATTATTAACCCCCTTTTTGATTTTAATTGTACGCTATATCGGGGGTTTTTACAAGGTATAAGGAGGGAAAAATGGAAGATGGAAATATTAATGAATCTGTATCACTGGATGGTAATAATTCTGGAATGGGTTTGGAAAGTGATCGGGTTCCTGTCGAATCTTCTGACGGAGCAAGTGAAGGGGATAATTATAATGTCGATTCCGATAATGATGCTTTTGAAACTGTTCCGTCTGATAAAGAGGAATCGGTGGAAAGTGAAGAGGTTCCTTCGGAAACTTCTTCCGGTTCTGCTGAAACTGAGACTTCTTCTGGGTCTGTAGCAGATGATGGTGAATCGGATGCTCGGGAGACGATATCTGTCCCAGAGGATGGAACGGAGACGGAAGTGGAAACGGAGACGGAGACAGAAACGGAAAAAGATACGATTGAAGATATTTTGAAGGATATTCAAAATACGCTTTCTGGGAATTCTGTGGAAGGTAGTGATTTTGGTTCCTCCGGGGGTGCCTCTGTGAGTAGCAATTCCGCCCCGGAATCCGTTTCTGGTAATAATGTTATGGTTGTGGACTATACGGATGGATTAATAGGCATTCAGAAGAGCCTAGACGGTCTGAATGCAACCGTTACATGTATCTTTATTGTTGTCTGTCTGTATTTTGTTAAACAGTCCGCAAAACACATTATAAAAGGATTTATGGGAGGTCGTTAAAATGGATAGTGTTATACAGTTTGTGCTTGCTGGTGGGTCGGAGTTCACGCCGGAAGTATTGCTCCGGTTTTTTATCTTTTTCGGAGTCTTGGAAATGATCGGAAATATCATTACCGCATTAATAAAGGTAGGTGGCAAATGATGTGGACTCTTATCTTTTTTGGCTGTTTGATAGGTTTATTTCTGTTGCCATTGTTTCGATGTGCAGTCTTAAATATATTCAACATATTTTTTTATGGGATAAAGGATATATTTAATTATTTTCGCTTTAAAAAATGGCAGCGGTTTGATTCGTTTGGAATCGATATGTACATAGGTATGTTTAGTCATGGTAAAACATTGTCTATGACACATAAAGCAAGATTATTGTATGCGAAATATGGTGATTCCATTACATTTTACAGTAATTATAAACTTAAAGATATTCCCTATATTCCATTGGTAAACTTCAATCAGTTGGTTGATCTGGGTGAAGATTATGCGGAAGGTAAACAGGGGACAGTAGTCTTGATAGATGAGATATCATCTGTGTTATCACATCGTAATTACTCAAGTTTTCCTTTGGAGCTTATAGGACTTCTTTGTCAACAGAGGAAAAAACATGTTTATATCATGTGTACTGCGCAAAGGTTTTTTATGGTTGATAAGATATGGAGGTCTATTACCTCTACGGTTATTGACTGCAATAAAACATGGAGGTTCCAGCACATGGAAGTTTACGATGCATGGGAGTATGAGAATGCTATGAATACGGCTCTGGTGCAACGTGTAAGGAATAAATGGTGGTTTGTGCGTGACGCGGACTATGAATCATATGATACTTCGGAAATGATAAGTAAAACGAGTGCTAAGGATTTCATAAGTAATGAAGAAGCAATTGTGAGAAAAGGTCTGGATGCCAGCGTGAATGAATTGGCTGTGAGCAAGCCATCACGGAAGCTGCGTAAGCTTTGGAAGAAGTAGGCAGGGAGAGTGCACGCCGTACCATGCGTGCGGCGTGCTCCCTCTCTGCCGGCAGGACGGAACTGCGGTGGCCTGTCCTGTCAAGCCGCCCTTCCGCTTGACAGGATAGGGTAGCGCGACATAATGGTGTCAGGTCGGTATGACGCACTTTGTCATACCGACTTGATTACTGCCCTTAGCAGAGGGAGGCCGAAAGCAATCATCCCCCCTGATCTAATAGGGGGATGATTGTACAAATTTGTACATAAGGGGTATTGATTATGGATTACTTTTATAGTCTTACTGATACCCATGGTTATGTCCATTCGATTGATAATTGTGTAATAACGTATTATGTGCAGGATATAGGACTTAAGGCGATTGAACGATTGATTACTGAATTTCATGTGCTTCGCGATAAATATCCGGAGGTGAAGTATTGGGAAAAGCTTAATATTAACGCTTGTCGGAAATATAGTTTTTATCAGAATGCTATACATTTAGATGATGGTATATATGTGTTGCTTGGACATTATACGGATTATGATAAAGTAAATGGTGAAATGTATGTGTACCCCATGATAAGACTTGAAATCAATCCAAACAAACATGCTCGGAAACCGATATTTAAAGATTTTATGGATATCGTAAATAAGACTTGTTACGATGGTGTTTTTAACCGCTATGATTATGCCATAGACGTTCCGGCGCCATTGGAAGATGTGCAAGTTTTTGGTAGCAATAAAGAACGTGGATTGTATAAGGGTACCCGTTATTTCGGGCAACGTAATAAAAATGGGTTTTGTCGTATTTATGATAAAAGCAAGGAGCAAGGTTTGGATACTCCATTAACAAGGATTGAACATGTGATATCACTTACCAAGACTACAAAATCGATTAGTTTTGAAAAAATCCATGTGAAGTCCGGTGGAGCAGTGGTACAGGAGAAGCTTGGTAAGACAGATGCTGTAATCGTTGACCTGTGTACATTGTGTGCGGCAAATGGTCTTGAGTATGAGAGTATTCTTGATAAACTGGATCGGCGTAAGAAGAAAAGTATTGTCAGCCAATTGTCTGAGAGTGGATATGAATTATTAGAATTTGATGAGAAGGTACATAATGAATTATTAGATTATTATAAGAAATTTTTTAGGGTAAAAGAAGAGAAGGAATTATTTGTAACTGATGAAAATGGTTTTATTGAATTGTCGGAGGATTCTTCGGAATTGCCGTTTGATTAAGGAGGTTTTTTTTTTTGAATTATAAGAGGTATGGTTATGACGAAAAAACGGGTAAATATACAAGTTTGCCCTATAAGGAAATTACAAAAACAGTTCGATTGGATTCTGAAACTTATAGTATTATTTGTGCGATGCCTGGGAAAAATTTCTCTGAAAAGCTTAGGCGGCTTGTATATCAATATGATTGTGTTACGAATAATCCGGAAAGTATGTAA